TGTTTCTGAAAGGGATAGACATTTAGTTATACTTGGAACAGAAACTACAATTGGAACTTCAAATACTCAAGATAAAATGTTTATAAGATTTTCGGATCAAGAAGATATATCTGATTATGCTCCGACCTCAGTTAATACTGCTGGTACATTTAGAATAGATTCAGGTACAAAAATAGTAGGAGCTGTAAGAGGTAAAGATTATATTTTAATTTTAACTGACACATCAGCTTATGTAATGCAGTTTGTTGGTCCTCCATTTACATTTTCAATAAGACAAGTTGGAAGTAATTGTGGAGCTATTGGTCAACACTCTATTAAATATGTAAACGGAGCTGTTTGGTGGATGGGTCAAGCTGGAGGATTTTTTGTATACGATGGTACAGTTAAATCAATACCATGTTTAGTTGAAGATTTTGTATTTACAAATAAAGGAGACAATCTAGGTTTGAGTTACGCTAATGGAGAACAAATTTATGTAGGACTAAATCATCTTTATGAAGAAATAAGTTGGTTCTATCCCAAATCTGGTTCATCTTTAATTGACAGAGTTGTTACTTATAATTACACAGAACAAACTTGGACAACTGGATCACTTTCAAGGACTACTTGGTTTGATGCAACACTATATGACAATCCATATGCAACTGAATATGGTGCGTCTGGTACACCAACATTCCCTACTATTCAAGGAGTGACAAATGCAAACGGAGCATCAACTTATTATGCTCATGAAGTTGGTAATAACGAAGTAGATTCTACTGGAGCAAAAACAGCTATACCAGCTTTTATTCAATCTGGAGATTTTGATTTAGCCGAAGGAGGAGATGGTCAATTTTTTATGAGTGTTAGAAGATTTATTCCTGATTTTAAATTAATTACTGGAGATGCGGAAATAACTATTAACCTTAGAAAATTTCCATCTGATACTGCAACATCCTCGCCTCTCGGACCTTTTATAGTAAATAGCACAACTGATAAAGTAGACACTAGAGCAAGATCAAGATTTGCAAGTATTAAAGTTGCTAATACTTCTACAGACCAAAATTGGAGATATGGAACTTTTAGAGCTGATGTGCAACCTGATGGAATGAGATAATGGCAAGAGTAGATATTATAATTCCTGAACCGACACCAGTTTATACTGAAGACAATCAAAGACAAGTAGCACAATCTTTACAAACTCTTAAAGATAAGCTAAACACTTCTTATCAAGAAGAAATAAAACAAGACACAGAAAGGTTTGCGTGGTTTAATGGCTAATATATATAAAAAAGTAAACACAGATTTAATAACTGGTACGGAACAAAGTGTTTATACAGCACCAAGTAATAGCAGAGCTTTAATTAAATCTATTCATGTTTACAATGAAGGTGCAGGAGACGCAATTGTTACAGTTAAAATTACTTCAGGGGCCACAACTTATTTTTATGAAAAAAAAACCATAGCTGCAGACGCTCACCATGAATTTATTACCAACATATTGATTTTAGAAGAAACCGATATACTAAAAATGCTATCAGACATTACTGGACCAGATGTTACGATTAGTTTATTAGAAATAAACAGATCAGATCAAAATGGCTAAAAAATTTACAGCATATGTAGAGAGAGACCAGCCTAGGAAAAGACCCCGTAGGCATACAAAATGTCTTAACAAAAGTAAGAAAAGAAGTTATAAGAAATACAATAAACAAGGAAGGAATTAATATGACAACTAAAATTATAGACGGAAAAGAAGTAAAAGTAATACCTGCTGTAGCAAAAGAAATAGTAAAACATAAAACAACTGGTAAGGTTTATGCTAGTAAGGCTGAGTTTGATGCTGATGTATCAAATCCAGACACTACAACAACTAATGAAGATTTTTCACAGCATGTTGAAATAACTGTTGCATCTATGTCAATATTTGGTAAAACCAAATAATGGAACCACAGGGCGGAACTGAATTACAATTTGCATTATTAGAAAAACACTGTCCCAAAGAACTATTAGATCAAGTACAGATATGTACTTCTATTCCTGGTAAAGTTCCTTTACACCCAACTAAATTAAATATTCTTTGGCAAAAAAATTCTTGGGATCAACCTAACCTTCAAGAGTTTTTTAATAACAAAGAACGTCATGATGAATACGACTGGTATGTTTTTAATAGTCATTGGAACTATGAAAAATTTAGAATGATGTTTGAGGTACCACAAAACAAATGCATGGTTATTAAAAATGCAACTGATAATTTTCCCACTAGAAAAAAATATAAAAAAGGTGATCCTATAAAATTATTACATCACTCTACTCCATGGAGAGGTCTAAATGTAATGTTAGCTGCAATGCAATATGTTAAAAATCCTAATATAACTTTAGATGTTTATAGTAGTACTCAAATTTATGGAGATAGTTTTAAAGAAAGAAATGATGATGTTTATCTTCCTTTATATGAACAAGCTGAAAAATTACCTAATGTTAATTATATTGGATACAAACCTAATCAATATCTTTTAGATCATATGACAGATTATCAAATGTGGGTTTACCCAAGTATATGGGAAGAAACTTTTTGTATAGGTGTGGTAGAAACTGCAGCAGCAGGACTACATGGAATTGTCACAAACTACGGTGCACTTTTTGAAACGTTTGCTGAATGGCCAGTATATGTAAATTTTACTAAAGACTACGCAGCTTTAGCAATTGCTTTTGCTCATGCTATAGATACAGCTGCTGACTATCTTCATGAGGACTATCTTCAAAATCATTTAGATGCTCAAGTAGATTATTATAAAAGATTTTATTCCTGGGAGAAAAAAGGAAAAGAATGGGAAAACTTTTTGAGAGGAGCTTTAAATGCACGATCCAAGGCTTAAGCATAAAAAAATAAGTCAAAACATTGACTTTAATGAAACTGTTAAACCTATATGGAAAGATGAAACAAAAGAATCACCAATAGAAAAACCTAAATATAGTATTGTGGTATGTACTCCAGTCCATAGTGATGTATCTATTCATTATGCTCAATCTTTATTAGAGTTTCAAAAGTTTTGTTTTTATCAAAACATAAAAGTGATGTTTCATTTAATTAAATCATCTCTAGTAACTCAGGGTAGAAATTTATGTACAGCTGCATTTTTAAATAATGAAGAAGCTACACATATGTTATTTATCGATTCGGATATAGATTTTGAATCTTACTCTATTTATAACATGCTTGAAAAAGATAAGGATATTATATCAATACCCTACCCATTAAAAAGCTTTGATTGGGATAAAGGGATGCATAAATTAAATGAAGGGTCTATTAAAAATAAAACAGATTTAAGTATGTCTATGAATAACTATCCCCTTAAATTAGAAAATATAGAAGATATTACAGTTGTGGATGGTGTTATGGAAGTAACTCATTCTCCTACGGGGTGTATGCTTATTAAGAAATCAGTTATTGAAAAAATGGTTAAACAATATCCACATATGAAGATTAAACAACACACGGTAATTAATGGTAAGTCTGTTGAAACTCCTAATGTTTATAATTTTTTTGATACTCATTTTGATCCAGAGACGCATACGTATCACGGTGAAGACTTTGCTTTCTGTATGAGATGGAGAGATTTAGGTGGTAAATGTCACGCATATATTAAGGATTATATAAGTCATGTAGGAGAGCATCAGTATACAGGAAGATTTGCTGATGAGTTGAAACGAATAGACTAAAATGGTATTATTAGCCATAAACTATATATTAAATTATGGATCCATTTACATTAGCATTAGCCACATTTGGCGTACAGAAACTTAGAGGAAAATCAACTAAAAGATCATTAAGAGATGCATTTATAGTGGGGGGTGGTTCTCAGTTATATAGTATGTCAGCTTTACCAGGGTCATCAATGATACAAGGTTTTGGAGGAGGCGCAAATGCATTAGCCGGAGAAGGTTTAAAAGCTCAACTTGGTAATACAATGGCAGGTAGTGGTATCAGTTCTTTATTAGGTAAAAAAGCTATGAGTGCAGAAGCAATAAAAACTGCAGGCTTAGAAGGTGCGGCAGCAGAGAAAGCTGCAGCAGGTTCAGGTTTCATGGGTATGTCTCCAGTTTCAAAACTAGTTACAGCTTCAACAGCATTACCTTTAGTTGAAGGATTGTTTAGTGATGATACACCTGATAAACCACTATTTAATGAAAAAGATTACAAAGACGCTTATGCGAGAGAAAGTGCAAAATTAGAAGGTGCTTTTGTTCCAGCAAATGAAACAACTAATTATAATCCTTTCCCTAACGCTAATACATTTTATGCAGCTAAAGGAGGCATAACAAATATTAAAAAATTCAATGAAGGGGGTGGAGTTCAATACTTACCTTCTAAAATAGTTAAAGATGAAAAAGATTATTCTTTATACGAAAGAGCTGGTGGATATATAGAAGATGAAACTGGTATGGGAAATAAAGATAAAGATACAATGTTAGCTCAGTTAGCAGATGGAGAGTTTGTGTCTAGAGCAGATGCTATCTTAGGTGCTGGTATTATGTCTGGAGCAAGCCCTAGCGATTTTAAAGATATGAGAGCAAAAGGTGCAAAGTTTTTTTACAATCAACAATCACAACTAAAAAGAATATATGAGTTAACAGATGGCGCAGAGCAAACTAAAAATTAATAAAGAGGTTGCTGTATTATACATCGAGCCTAAACAATTAAATGACTACTGGACATTGGTAGAGTTTATGTTGAGAGAAGGTTTAAAGTATGATGGTGATCCCATGTCTATTACAGATTTAAAAGAAGGTATTCTTTTAGGTCATCTTCAGTTGTTTGTTATGTTTGGTTCAGATGATGGGGAGAAGCATAAAGTGTTCGGTACTTTTGTTACACGGATCACGACCCTACCTAACTATAAACAAGTAGAAGTTATTTTATTAAAAGGTGAGAAGAGATATTTATGGCAGGATGAAGCTGCAGAAATGATAGAGCATTTAGCAATTCAAAATGATGCTAAGAAAATTGCAGTTCATGCTAGACCTGGTTGGAAAAACTTTTTAAAAACTAAAGGTTGGGAAGTTAAAAGATATTTATATACTAAGGAGATAAAATAATGAGTTTTATATTTGGTGGAGGATCCAGCGCTGGCGGTGGTGGTGGTGGTACTTCAACTGGAACACAAACAAACATTGCAAGAGAAGCTCCAGAAGTAGAGGCTAGAAAACTTAGTCTTTATGATCAAGCAGCTAAGTTAGCAACAACCCCTGTTAATATTCCAGGACAACAAGTTGCACCTTTAACTCCTTTAGAACAAGCGGGTCTTACACAAGCTGGGACAACGGGTGTAGGAGCACCTTCTGTCACAAGTGGTTTAGCTTCTTTACAAAGTTCATTAGCAGGTCCTAATATAAATCAATTTTTAAATCCTTATCAATCTTATGTAACAAATGAAATTGGTAGACAGGGGCAAATAATGTCAAATCAAATATCAGCTAATGCAGTTAATTCTGGTGCATACGGTGGAGGACGTGAAGGCGTTCAACAGGCAGAATTACAAAGTCAAACATTAGGTAAGATGGGTGAATCTTTAGCACAAGGGTTTCAAAGTGCTGCAGGGTTAGCTGGTCAACAACAAGGTATTCAACAAGCGGGCGCACAGATTTACGGTCAAATGGGACAACAACAACAGGCAATGTCTCAAGCAGATATAAACCAACAGATGACGGCAGGTTCATTACAAAGAGGTGTTGGTCAACAAGGTCTAGAAGCTACTAGACAAACAGCATTACAAAAAGCTTATGAGCCTTACCAAAGAGTAGAGTTCTTAAAAGGTATCATGACTAATTTACCAACAACTCAAAGTTCGATAACAGCAACCACGGCTCCCGGTGCTAATCCATTATCTCAAGCTGTAGGAACAGGTCTTGGTGCTTACTCGGCTTATAACATGATGCAACCGAGAAAGTAATATTATGGATAAAGTATTAACTAGAAAACTATTTGCAAAAAGATATTTTGAAATGAATAAACCTAAACAGTTTAGTCAAGGAGGAATTACAGTTATTAAAAAATTTAATGAAGGTGGTTTAAGTAGAAAAGAAAAAGCTATGTACGCTGCAACACTGGCAGGTCCTTTACTTCAAGGCAAAGGGTCAGGTTTAGCATCTACATTATCTTCTTTAGGGGAAGGTATTCAAAAACTTCCAGCTACAGTATTAGCTGTAGAAAAAGCCAAAGCAGCTAGTGGTAAAGGTTTTAGAACTATGAGTGATTTTGAATTAAAAGAATATGGTTTATCTAAAGGAACCGTAGCTCAAGTGGGTGCAGATGGAAAAATAAATATTGTAAGTAAACCTTCCGCTGAACAGCTTAAATCTAGAGATGGTGCTAAAAGAGTAAGAACAATTTTATCTAAAGTGCAGGGAGATTATATGGATTTAAATAAACCTGTGGGATTTATGGATGCTGGTAGAATAAAAGGTTTTATTGGAAAAGCAGGAGGTTCTGAATATGCAAAAAGATATAGTAGTTTTAAATCTAGAATACAAGCAGCCACTTCATTTGTAACACAAGCTATTTCTGGTGCAGCTGTATCTGAAGAAGAAGCAGCAAGAATTGAAAGATTAATTCCTCAAGTAGGAGATACGGAAGCTACCTTTGAAGGTAAGATGTTAGCTTTGGATGGTTACTTTGCAGATGCTATAGCAATTGCTGAAGATAATAATGCTGACTTTACAACGGCTATGGAAATTATGGAAACATCAGGTCAAGGTGCTTCAAATTATTTAGATCTTACACAAGATATAACAATTAAAAAAGACGGTGATGTTATTGATGTCACTGGTAACTAAGGATTAGTATGGGTGAAATTGTAGTTAGCGATCAAAAATTTAGAATTAAAGGTGACGAGCCTACTGAAAAAGAATCATTAGCTATTGAGTCTTATTTTGGAGCTAAATCTTTAAAGGGTAAAGATGGTGTATCTTTTGATGAAGAGTTAGAAATGATGATAACTCCAGAAGATGTTTTAAGTGATGCACAAAAAGGAAAGTATAATAAGGATACAGAAAGTTTTTTAAAGAGTCCAGGTTTTGGAAGAATTGTAACTGAGGTAGGTTTATCTATAGCCGGTGGTTTAGCGGGAATAGCAATGGCTCCTCTTTCTGGTGGTTCTTCATTAGCAGTGACAGCAGTGACAGCTGCAAGAATAGCAAGAATAGCTAGACCTCTTTTAAATATATCAGCTAAGACAGTAGGTAAAGTTGGAAGAGCTACAGCAGGTGCTGCAGTAGGGGGTGGAGCTGGTGCAGCTATTGCACAGACTTTTGATCCTAGAGAAAGTATTGTAAAAGAAGTTACTAGAGGAGCTATCCAAGGGGGATTTGGTGAAGTTCTTGGTTTTGGTATGGCTGGTGGTTTAGCAAAAATGTACAACAAAGTTACTGGCAAAGGTTTACATACAATCACAGGAGCTCAACAAGCTGCTGCAATTGTTGAAAGAGATAAAGAATTTTTTTCTATTCTAAAAGATATTAGAGCAGGTAAAGCTAAACCTACTCAATCAATGATAGATGATTTTGCAGCAGGTAAAACTAAAAGTGGAAAAGCTTTCACTGAACAGCAGATGGCAATTTTAAAAGATCCAAAATTAATAGAAGAAGTTACTGATACTATTATAACTAAAAGGGGAACAGAATTTTTTGCTGATGTAGAAAAAGCTAATATTACTCCTGGGGTAATGACTCAAAATAGTGCTATTGATATGATGGAAGGAATTGCTGGTTCAGCTCTATTTGGATCAGGTGCTATTAGATCTGCTCAAGAAATGGGTAAACAAACTGTAATGGAAGGTCTTGATGTATTTACAGATATAGCTTTAAAAGGGGTTAATAATATAGACGATACTGGTTTACAGGTAGGTATACTATTACAAAATAGTGTAACTAATAACCAAAAATTATTCAACAATATAAAAATGAGAGCTTATGACGATTTTGGTGCAAAGGTAAAACAAGTTACTACACTAGCGGATGGTACTCCTAATCCTAAATTTGAGTTTGATATAGGTGGGCCAAGTGCTAAACCAAAATTAAATGTGTGGGATGCCCGTACAGGTACAAATGAAGTTGTAAGTAACTTAGGTAAATATACTGACGATATGATGGCAAAATATGCTAAGGTTACTACCGCCCCTAAAGTAAGAGAAATTTTAGGACAGGTAATGGCAATAGGTCCTAGAACAAATTATAATGAGCTTAATACAATTTACAGAACTTTAGGTTCCAATGTTTATGAGGGTGAGGCTAAAGTAGTTCAAGCAGAAGTCATGAAAAGAATGGAGGGTATATTAAATGATACTACGATAAGTAAACTTCCTGCAGATTTAAATATATTACGTG